GATGTCTTAGGGTCTCGTGGGCTCGGAGATGTGTATAAGAGACAGCAATAATATACCTTACACTGGATTTGAGCCAATATTAAAATGAAGTGGGCGGAGTGAATAGTTAATTGGCCGTAGGCGTGGTTTGCAAGTTTGCCGAAGCCGGATGTGACGCGTGTGGGAGCCGGGCGCGCCGGATGTGACGAATCGTGGGAATATTATATTGTGCCGAGTCATTTACGGAAGTGAATTTCGCGGGTGTTTCGGGGTTTTTTGTTGCGCAGGTGAACTTTGGTCATCTACGTCACTGTTTTTCAGTATTAAAAGTGTGCACTTGCGGCAGATTGTGTCTGCTGTGCCTGGCTTTGTACTGTTTTTTCGGTAAGGTATTATGGCTGTTTTCGAGGCTGTATATGTGTATTTTAAGGGACCCGGGGCTATGTTACCTGAACAAGAAGGCTATTCTAATGCTTATGTGTTATTTTCTCCTGCGAATTTTGTTATACCTCCACACGGAGTTGTGCTTCTATATTTAAACATAGCAGTTGATCTTCCTCCTGGATATGTGGGAACTTTGTTTTCCTTGAGCGGCATGAACGCCAGAGGGGTTTTTGTTGGCGCTGAAACGCTTTATCCAGGCTCAAGAATGGAGCTTAGTGTTTTGTTGTTTAATCACTCGGATGTGTTTTGCGATGTCCGCGCAAAGCAGCCAGTTGCGCGCTTGGTTTTAAATAGAGTTATTTTTCCACCTATTCGCCAGGCAACTTTACTTTAACATATTTTTATTTTTCAGGCTAACCTAAAGCATGTTTCAGAGGCCGCTTGTTCATTACTCCGTGATGTTTCCGGAGTCTTTATTGAACTATTTGCATGGCTTAAATTTTGAGGTGGTGGCGTTTCTTAAAGACGTGCTACCTGAGTTTTGGCTGTTGGTAATGCATTATTTAACTCCTCCTATGCGCGATGTCTACGTTGGCGCCACGCTTACTAATATGGGCCCATTTGTGCAAGTTGTATGCTCTGTGGGGACTCCGGAACTTGTACCTGGAGGTGAACTTTCTTTGCTGCTGGCTTCTGATTTGCATGATTTTATACAACTGGCTTTAAGATGTCAGCTGCGAGAGCAAGGTGTGGAGCCTAATGTAAATCTACTGAATTTACTGCAGGTGTTTGAAGATCCAGACTTTTTTCAGCAAATATGAAGTACTGCCTGCGGATGGCGGTGGAGGGCGCCCTTACAGAGCTTTTTAATATTCATGGCTTAAACCTGCAAAATCAGTGTGTTCAAATAATACAACAGTGGAAGAATGAAAATTATTTGGGAATGGTTCAGTCAGGCAGTCTGATGATAGAAGAGTTTCATGATAACGCATTTGCTTTACTTTTGTTTGTGGAAATTAGAGCCGTGGCTCTTTTAGATGCTGTTGTTGAACATTTGGAAAACCGCTTACAATTTGATCTGGCTGTGATTTTTCACCAGCACAGCGGAGGTGATCGCTGCCACCTGCGAGATTTACGCATTCAAATACTTGCTGACCGTCTTGATTAGCTTTTATGCCTTTGCCTTGTATTCCTCAACCTCCCATATGTCGGGATACAGCTGCCTGTATTGGATGGCTTGGTTTGGCCCATGCGACCTGTGTGGATACTATCCGCTTTGTTAAAGAGCATAATTTGAAAATCACACCTGAAGCTGAGTACATTCTATTAAGCCTGCGAGAGTGGTTATATTTTGCCTTTGTGACGGAACGCCAACGTCGAAAGCAAAAGGGACGCGGCGCTGTAACCAGTGGGCGTACGTGGTTTTGTTATTCGAAGTACGAAGACGCTCGCAAGTCTGTGGTTTACGATGCAGCGCGACAGACGGTATGGTTGCAGACTGGCGCCGTACAGCAAGTACCATCTACCACCTTGTGAACAGCAGTCAAAAGCTACTTTGTCAGAGAATTCTGCATGGCCTGAGTGTAATAGTCTGACTTTGCATAATGTAAGTGAGGTAAGAGGTATTCCTTCATGTGTAGGGTTTACTGTATTGCAAGAATGGCCAATACCATGGGATATGATTTTAACTAATTATGAGATGTTTATTTTAAAAAAATACATGAGTGTGTGTTTGTGTTGTGCCACCATAGATGTTGAAATTACTCAATTGTTACATGGTTATGAGCGGTGGCTAATACATTGTCATTGCCAGCGTCCGGGTTCATTACAGTGTATGTCAGCTGGGATGCTTCTAGGACGCTGGTTCAAAATGGCTGTATATGGAACATTAATTAACAAAAGGTGTTTTTGGTATCGGGAGGTTGTTAACCATTTTATGCCAAAAGAAATAATGTATGTGGGAAGCACCTTTGTTAGAGGTCGCCATTTGATTTATGTTAAAATTATGTATGATGGCCATGCTTGGTTAGCGCTAGAAAAGATTAGTTTTGGATGGAGTACCTTTAATTATGGAATTTTAAATAACATGTTAGTGTTGTGCTGTGACTATTGCAAAGACTTAAGTGAAATACGCATGCGCTGTTGCGCTCGTCGTACCAGACTATTAATGTTAAAAGTTGTTAAAGTAATTGCTGAGAACACTGTTCGCCCACTAAAACATAGTTGGTGCGAAGGCCATCGTCAGCGACTGCTAAAGGGTCTTATTATGCATCATCAAGCAATTTTATTTGGAGATTACAATCATCGAGAAAACCCATGGGCGGCTGATGGACACTGACTGTTGTTACCTTTTGTAGGATAAAATGGAATGCAGTTTAAGAGACTGTGCGGGCGAAGGATTTGTTTGTATCACCGACTGTCGTTTTGCCCAGAAGGAAACCGTGTGGACGTTAACACCAAAAAACCAAAGTAGAAACATTCAAGCGCAGCTGTTTTCCGCAACAAAGTGGGAGAGGGAGGTATACAAGGTGAAATGGGAAGAAGGCAGTATAACTACTCGTATTGTAAAAAAGAATTAATAAATGATCACGGTATGCAAATTTGTGTTTTTTTTATTCTTGGGCAATATACGAAAATGAACAAGATGGTGTTGAAAACTGTTGGTTTAGATAGTTTGACACACCTGTCCAGATAAATGTTAAAGAGTATCCATCCACTGTTGCATTGCCATTAAATACAACTTTCATTGTAATAGGTTTAGTTGTATCTCCCTGTAAATATGTCTGACTTAACATCTGACTTTTGGCTTCACCCGCGTTTGGTCTAGGGTAAGCACTTACATTAGGCATGAATCCTAAAGCATTAGCAACAGCGCTGCTAGATACCGATTGACCTTGTTTATATCCCCAGGAAGCCTGGGGAACTAAGGCAGTGGGCGTTGTTGTGACTAATCGTCCCTGTTGATCAAACACTAAATGCAGTCCCACAGTGGTGGTGGTAGGTTGAATATGTAAGAGATCCCCCTTAACACCTATCAAACTAACTATGCCATTCACAATAGATTCGTTCTTTGTTAAACACAAAGTTAGTTTTGCATCAAGTTCTTGTCTGAGAGTGCAGTTGGGCGGAGGATCCGGAGTTGTCCACAACGTTAAAGGATCATACGGAGTAGCAATACTATTTAAGGCAATATTATCATTTGAATCGAAAGTGAGTCCCGCGCCCAATTTTACCTGAAGCTTGCGGTTATTAAACGTGAGACCTGGACCTGCGTTGATAGCTATTTGGTTCCCACTAAACGTTAGGCCTTTTTCGGTGCTGATATCAGTTGTTAAGTTCCAGTTTGTAGACTCATTATATATGAGGCCCGATCCTCTCCTCAATGAAAGGTTGGTGGTTGCATCAAAGGGATAATTAACATCTAAAATTATTTTACCCCCTGAGAGTCTCATTCCCCCGGCAACATATGCTTTTATAACCCCATTATCAAATCGTAAACCATCTCCTATTCTTGTTACTAATTGAGATCCTGATACTTGAAGACCGTTACCGGTTGAAACAGTGAGTGCGTTCTGTGAAACACTGAGAGGAGCAGCAACAGAAAGATTTAAAGTAGATCCTGTGGTGTCCAGAGGAGGGGATGTGGCTAAAGCCAAAGATCCGTTTATTAGTGTAATGGGACTGGTAATATTTAATCCTAAACTATTGGAATTTACAGTTAACGGATCTGAAGCAGATAGGGTTAGCGCGTTGCTAGAATTTACAACTAAGGGAGCGAGAAGATCCAAACCAAGGTTTCCCCCTCCGTCTAAGCTTAGAGGTGCTACAGTGGCTAAGCCCAATTGTGAAGCTTCCACTGTAATGGGAGGGGCAGTGACCAGGCTTAAGCTTTCGTTTGTTGTTGTGAATGGTGCCATTGTATTAAGTGTAAGGGCACTGGCCTTAACTGATAATGGGGCGCTCCAAGAAAGTGTAAGACCCTGTGAGGTGTGGGCAAGGGGTTCTAGTACTTTAGTGTTAGTGGTTGTAAGTTGACCTTGTGAATTAAGCTTTATTCCGTTCCCTAACTTTAGGGTAAGGGATCCATTTTCAGTAACAATGGGATCTTTGTAATTAAGTGATAATACACCGGGTGGTTTTTCTTGAAAAGCATTGGAAGAAGTAAAAGGGGGTGTAACAAAGGGCACATGCGCTGTGTCATATGGGTCAAAAGGGTAAACGGGGTTGAAGTCGTCATTTTCTTCAGGTTCTTCAGCGTACTGGGTTCTGCTGCGCTTCATCTAAAAAAGATGAAGATGGTGGGTAGGAATTGGGAAGAAAATTCTGACATTCCATTTAAAATTTGGAGAAAATTTGCTGTTTGCAAGTCTATTGGCTTTGATAGTTGGGAAGAAGGAAATTTTGTAAGAGTACATGGAGACCACAATGTATTTTTAAATTTCAGGTAAGTGATTTATTTAATTCATTGGTAAAAGCTTTCTTATGCCGCACAGTGTTTTTATTAAAGTGTACAAACATTCAGGGCTGTTACATAGGCAGCAAATGGAGCCTTCTTGCTGTCCTGCTTGTTGGGACACTTTAATAGGCACCGAACCCACGACTGCGGTGAAGCTTTGTCGCTGAGTAGGCAGCGTGTAGCAGAGTTGATGCTCTTTGCCTGGTAAATTCTCGTAGCGGAGGGTGGCTTGTTTTACCAGGCAAAAAAGTCCTTTTTTACACTGATGAACGGTTTGTAAATCAAGTAACTCTTTATTTTTTTGATCCTGTTGGCGACGCCTAGCGCGATCAGCAAGCAGCCTCTGTTCGGTCATTGTTCCATCCATTTGTAGGTCGGGTTCAATCATCTCCACCGGCGAACTTAAAATAGCTAACAACCGAAGGAGGACGTGGGGGCTGTGGAAGTACAATGTTTAGGGGTAAATCATCCTGGTGGTGTGGGTACTCAGGGAGATCATCAGTGTATTGATTCCAACTAAAATTAATAAGCGTATAAAGTTTTAAGGAAACTACAGAGGATACAAAAACTAAGGCAGACATAATCCCATACACCCAGCCTATGTAATCTGTCTCTTTGGTGTAGCAGTCTAAGAAAGTCCATGGCACGTGAAGCTTACAAGAAGTGGCCAACATTGGAGTTAACATGAAGATGGCTAACGCTGCTTTCATGGTTGTAGATGGAGAAGAGCTGCAATGTGGGGGTTTTGATAACGAGGGTGATGTCTGCGGTAAACGTATCGCACGTAGTAGTAATCAAAAAATTGAAGCGAGGTAAGAAGTAAAGTTATAAGACTGCAGACGCACGTGGCGGTCACAAATGTAAAAATCAAATACACCGCAAAGGGTGCTATACAATCAGGATCAATGTGACTCACTGCTGCAAAAGTTGAAGAAGAAAAAATGATTGGCAGGCATAAGAATATAAGAAGAACCGTCACCATACTGTAAGGAAAAAAAAAAAAAGCTATAAGATTTAAGTCTGTTTGTGACAGCACAGGTAAGTGAGGGCTGCAATAATAATGAGAACGCTAAATGCAATTATTACTAAGAAAATCACCGTGTTTTTTAAATTATTCTGAGGTTGGAACACGGGGTCATCACACAGCTCATTAAAAGGGTAACTGTGGTTAAAGCTTTTAGTAATGCCTGATACATTAAAATTAGTGGTGAAATAATTAGGTAGGTTTGGGCCTCCCTTGGCGTATCCATAGTAGAATCGAGTGACATTATTAAACTCAACTTTGTTTGGATACACCGAGTTGGTGCAGTTAATGGTAATGTGACAGTAATTATTTGTGAGGTACTTTGAAGTAATGATGCATTTGGGTGGAAGAATGTCAATTACTGTTAATTGATAGTAGATATTCATTTCAGATGCATTAATGGTATTTTTAACATTGTAAATGGCTGAATTTTCTACCTTAAGCCGAAACAAATGGAGGTCATAATTAGCGCAGTTAAAATCTAGATTGGCATAAGGCCACACCATAGTTCTGGAAGTAAACTGGCATAGTTTTTGTCCACTAAAAATAAAGTTGTTTGGAGAAGCTACACCGTAATCTGCTGTTTCTACTAGCCAAGTCACATGGCCTGTTTCGTGTGAATCAGGCATGAGATGGGGGAGGGTTACATTATGGCCAACTTCCACAAATACTTTCAATGGTTTCTCAGATGTTTGAGCATGTAGGAGGAAAGGTAAAAAAACAAAGACTAAAATACTAAGCATGATTAGTACAAATACAAATGCTGCACTAGAAACAAGTTAGAAATTAGAAATAGAGTAAGAGCCACAAGACCACTATACAAAAGCAGGGTATTAGAGGTAAATGCCTCTGTTATTACAGAAGGCGTTACTGGCGTTGGGCGATAAGTTAATCTCCAGTGCTGTTGACAGGGGCTAGTACCGGCAGCTCCTAAGCAAAAATAACGACCAGCGACAAAAGGTGGTAGTAGAGTAAGGTGGGAAGAAGTGGTTTGGTTACACAGTGTTAAATTGGCAGAATACAAAAGTTTTTGTTGGTAAAAAGCTTTACACAAAGTGTTATTAGCAAACCATGAGATTAAGGAGTTAGAGCAGGAACAGTTTAAAAGTAAGTGGTTTGTAAAGTTTGAAAAGTACACAATTTCCTCTATACCTTTAGTAGGAGAAGTCGTCTGGATGTTTTGCCGAGTGACAGGTGTTGTTGTAGCAGGTTTTCTGTTAATAATCGGAGAAACGAAAAAGGCTTGCTGACAGGGTGGAGCTGCGCAGCGGTAGTATCCCAGGTGAATAGGTGCAAATAAAGTGATGTTTTCTTTGTGTAGCTGAAACTTTAATTTTACCTCGGCGATGGGTTTTCCGTTAAAACTCCAGGTGAGATGGGTGGAGAAAAAATTGCAGCGAAGAGTAATGTCAGAGATTGAAAGGTTAATTTTAATGTTACTAAGAGGCGGATGACAGTTACGTTCTTCTTCAGGCGGTAAACCGCCACTACAAATGATTAAATTCAGCACACAAATGACAGCAAAAATCTTCATGTAATCCGGGGGCAGGACAAATGCAATATAGAGTTAGTACAGTATTCCCTTGATCCTTTTCAACCAATAGCGGGCGTTTGGTAAAAAATTTAATGAGGTGTGTATCAATTCCTTTTTCAACTGTTATCCTTACGCCGTGAGCTGGTCCCTGAGGGTGTTCCTCTGGCAGCTCAAAGTAAGTAAACTCGCAGATGTCTCGAGCAAAGCAGCGAGGTTGGCGACAGTGGTCTAAATGTCGCAGCCGCGCTCTGTCGGCCGCTCCATTAGACATTAATCATAACCATCCACAGATTCGCTCACGGCGTCAAAGTTGGGTATGAAGGCGTCAGGATAGTGTCCAGGCGAGCCCGAAAAGGGATTAAAGTAAACAGATGGAGTAAATTCCTCCACAAATTGAAGAGTTCCAATCCCGCCGGATCTTGGAGCTGTTGACGAACTCTGAAGTGTTAGGTAGGCTTGACGAGTAGTGAAGGACGAGCGGCCGGAGCCTGCCAGCTGAAACACTCCGTCGGGCCTGAGTCCCAGTGGCGATGTTGCCTCGTCGTTCAGCTGAATACCTTTTCCTCTAATGCGTATTGTTTTTATAGCAGAAGAGTACGGCCCAGGGCGACCTTTATACCTGAAACTATGACGTGCGCCGCCCGCGAGTTGTGCGCCAGCATTAGTCATGCGGACTTCGGCCTGGGCGTCGCGAGGCAAAAGTACCGTTGTTGGAGGGGGACTTTCCTGGTACAATAGGGCAGAGGGCCAAGAGGGTGGGTTAAGCTGGTTACGCGGTGTAGCGGTGAGAGCGGCTTGTTGTAGTAGCATTTGGTTTCGCCGGGCGCGAATTCCATTTACTTGGGCAATCATATGTGGGCCGGCGCTTAACCAATTCATTTTAGTAGAGTAGTCTTGAGCCGCACCCGCCGCTAGCCCCATTTGAGGTTGAAAACTCCACATGTAAGGCGTGGGAATATCTTTACTCATCCTGTTAAATGTGACGTCACTTTCCCGCTTGTCAGAAGTCCGCGCGCGGGCTTTTTTTACTCTTTAAGCGAGAGGGAGCAGTATTTATTGAACAGAGCTTCAGCGTCCTGCAAGGTGCGTTGCAACTGGTCTTCGCTTTTGAGGTAGAGACAGCTGCGGGTAAGTGAACGGAGGGATCTGTTTTTTATTTTCAGTTCGTGTTCTTGGCCTCGGCTCTGCTGAAAAATAGCATATAGAGTGGGAAAAATGCGTTTTCTTAACTCGCGCGCCTCTGGACTTTCCTTGTTGCTGCTGCCGGTTTTTCTAGTGGGCTGCTGGTCCGTAAGACGTCGATTCTTTGTGGATCTCTTCGAAGGGGCTGTAGAGATGACGGTAGTAATGGAGAACATTCCTAGGAATTGCCACTCCATCGTGAAAGAGCAGATACCGCCTTGCAAATGAGATGTTTCCCCCGCAGTGTTGCAAGCAGGCTATGATATTACTTTTATGAGCCCGCCATGAGCAGTAGCCCCGCCGCACCTGCTTGCATTTCTTACCCATGTTTACGACGCTGGCTTCAGTGGTGTCCCATCTACGGCTCGCTTTCTGAGATTTGTTGACAGTGTGTTTCACTGGAGAGGGTTCGGTTGTAAGCGACGGTTTTGCGGCGGTCGCTCCGTCCTTGGAACCGTCCTCCTCTGGATCCTCGTCTAGGCTTTCCTCCTCCCATTCTTCCAAGTCCTGGTCCTCCTGTGCCTGACTGTCCCAAGAATCTTCCTCCCAGATTTCCTGCTGTTGTAGCTGCTTCTTTGAGCGTTGCTGCGCAATAGCTTGTTTTGCGGTTTTCGGGGACATGCTGCGAATGGGGAGAGGATGCAGTAGCACACAGAGGTGATGGAAGGTTCAGTTCCTCGCCGGTCTGGGGGTCAAGGTACACTCCGCGTCCTTTTGTGAGTAAGAATTCTTCGCGCGCTTGTTTAATGGCTTGTAATTGGGCTAAAATTTTTCCCTGCGTAATGACGCAGGCCGTTAGTGGCGCTTTAGGGGGCTTTAACTGATCTTCATAAAAATTAATAACGTGTGCGTGGTAATCTAGGGGTTCAAATTTGCGCAAGTAAGCGGAAGTCCAAAGGCCAGGTGTCAGCCTCAGGTTTGTGGTGAGATTGCTATCAGAGTGCGGTCCTTGCATTTCAAACGTACCAATAACCTGGCTTTCACTAAGCAGTTCGGTATTACACACCAGAGAACGGTGAGGAGTGCATAAATTGCAGCGACAGTGACACTCCATTAATCCTTCTCCGCTGGAATCCGTCATAAGGTCTGAGTGGTAAGCTAAGTAATTGGCAAGTTTGAACAAGTAGCAGTGACTCCACAGAGGAGGGGGACATTCTCTAAAATGAATGGGCACAAAATCTGAAGGAAGCGCACAGCACATGCTAGGTAACAAGCCAGATCGCTCCAATATGAAAGAACGGTAATTATGCAGCATACTTTGACTCATAAAGTCAGGCAGACCATTTTGCAAGGTTATCATGAGCCTTTCTGGAAAAATAATGTTTGCCAGATCTGCCGCCACCGTTCTCTCGTCAAAACCTGTCCATAATGATTTCAACGCTCTGTCAAGCAGTTTGTTGAGTTCTCTGAGGTTAGTTTCTTCCAAGCATTGTTGCCACACCCCCATTCCGGTTTGCCAAGTATGTAGCAAAAAAAGATAAACACAGTCCCGCACGTAATCTCTGCGCGCTTCGTCGCGTAGCGTTGAATGTAGCACATTTTGTCCCAATCTGTTTTCGTGCAAAATACCCATGTATGAGATAAGGTTGCTTAGCTCCACATTGGAAATTTTGCAGGCTTGACGCACATAACCATGCCGAAAGGTGTAGTGGAGACATTCTTCAATTTTGCGCAACGTGCTAACGTTGGAAAAAAAACGGTGCATGCACTCCAGTTCCACCGTTACAAGTACTGCCGCCATCATTTGTTTACGCCGCTGCTGTAGTTTGGCGGGGTTGTCTGTTCCCAGCCACTTAATTAGCTGCTCGTCGCTTACAACTGGTTTTCCATCATCTGACTCTGAATCTTGCAAGTTTGCATCTTTGTCAATGGGCTGAGCGCGCTTAATTAGTAGTTGATTCATTACTGCGCTCATAACCTTTGGCGGAAGATTCACTGCCGGGTATGCGAAGTGAGTTACTTCAACATTGCGTTTTAAAATGGCCAAACGGGCATTGTCACCTTCTAGTTCTATGAGCGCACTTTGATTTTGCTTGTTTTCTGCTTGTAGGGCGTTTGCTGCTCGCTTTTCATCGCGATCCAAGCCTTCGAAAATCCGAGGCACCTCTTCCAAGGACACTATACCAGGTATGGAAGCACCACCGCTAAGGGTAAGGAGCTTATCTGCGCGACTGCGGTTGGCTCGGCAAGACAGAGGTATTCTATGATTTTTAAAAAAAATGTGGTATGTTGCCAGAGCTTCTGGTATCGCAAAAACCGGGTAAAAGTTCAGCCGAGGATTTGGTTCGCAGGTACCATTGGCTTGTCGTTTGGGCGGCACACGGGGAGAAAACAGGTTGCGTTCGTATGCGCAAGAAAGTTCCGCGATTGAAACTGGCAATAAAGAGCGGTCAGCTACGGCGTCGCGAACGATAATGCTTTGTCGCTGTAAATGTTTAAGCAAGACATCTCCCTTGCCTAGGTAGTCATGGAGCTCAGCGTCTTGCTCATTGCTTTCTGCCTGTTCCTTATTTGGTTGCTCTTGGATTAGAAGAGAGCCTTCCAATTCCTCGGGGGGAGTCACGTAGCCCGAGTCCTGCGCAAGCGGTGCATCTTGGGGTATGAGTAGACATTTGTTCTTTTCCATGGCAGCAACAGCAGTATCGGTGGGGGCGGTTAAGTTTTCCTTTGACTGCGGATCCATGATGTGTTTCTTTGCCTAGGATTAAATAATGGCCAGCAATCAGCACTCACAGAGGGAGCGCACCCCAGACCGCAACACTCAGCCGCCACCTCCAAAAATGGGTCGGTACTTTTTGGAATCAGAAAGCGAAGAAGGCCTGGAGGCTGTGCCTTTGCCTCCAAAGAAAAAAGCCAGGAGGTCCATGGCTACCATCCCTCTATCTCCGGAGAGCGAAAAAGAAGAAGAAACCGAGCCGCCAAATGCAGTCTTAGGAGTCATGGGTTTCAGCATGCCTCCTGTTCGCATTATGCATCATGCAGACGGTTCTCAGTCTTTTCAAAAAATGGAAGAAAGGCAGGTGCGCATTTTAAAGGCCGCTGCTCAAAACATGGAAGGCAAAGAACAAAAAGGCGTAGTAATAGTTCGCAACCCCACGAGCGAGCCTCTGATATCAGCTTGGGAAAAAGGCATGGAGGCAATGGCTATGCTGATGGAGAAGTACCATGTGGATCACGACGAGCGTGCCAGCTTTAGGTTTTTGCCAGATCAGGGAGCGGTGTACAAAAAAATTTGTACAACATGGCTAAATGAGGAAAAACGCGGGTTGCAGCTAACCTTTTCATCCCAGAAAACCTTTCAGGAGCTTATGGGACGCTTCCTACAAGGATATATGCAAGCCTATGCCGGTGTTCAGCAAAATGCCTGGGAGCCAACTGGTTGCTGTGTATGGGAGCACCAGTGCACTGAACGCGAAGGGGAGCTTAGATGCCTGCACGGCATGGAAATGGTGCGCAAAGAGCACTTGATAGAGATGGATGTAACCAGCGAGAGCGGGCAGCGAGCTCTAAAAGAAAATCCATCTAAAGCCAAGGTAGTGCAAAACCGCTGGGGGCGTAATGTAGTTCAAATTAAAAATGATGACGCCCGCTGCTGTTTTAATGATGTTGGCTGCGGGAATAATTCTTTTTCCGGAAAGTCATGCGGTTTGTTTTATTCAGAAGGAACGAAGGCTCAAATGGCTTTTAGGCAAATTGAGGCTTTTATGTTGGCCGACTACCCTCACATGCGACAGGGGCAGAAGCGGTTCCTGATGCCAGTTCGTTGTGAATGTTTAAACAAGCAAGATGGCCTGCCGCGCATGGGGCGTCAGCTGTGTAAAATTACTCCATTTAACCTCAGCAATGTTGAAAACATCGACGTTAACGAAGTCAGCGACCCTGGAGCCCTGGCCAGTATTAAGTATCCATGTTTGCTGGTTTTTCAGTGCGCAAATCCAGTTTATCGCAATGCCCGCGGTAACGCCGGTCCTAATTGCGACTTCAAGATATCAGCTCCTGATGTCATGGGTGCATTGCAGCTTGTGCGACAGCTATGGGGAGAAAATTTTGAAGGCCCGCTTCCTAGGCTTGTTATTCCAGAGTTCAAGTGGCATCCACGTTTGCAGTATAGAAACATAGCCCTGCCCACCAACCATGGCGATTCTCGCGAGGAACCGTTTGATTTTTAATAAAATAAAAAAAAAAAAACAGTCTTGTAATCAATTCTCTAATAAAATTGTTTATTAATGCATTACGTACATGTGTATTTGTATCAATTTTTCATTTTAGTGAAAGAGGTGGCTTTTTCTATGCGCTGGCGGTTGTTGCGAAAGTAAGGTGACAATTTGTTTAAGAAAATATATAGTTCTTGCTGATTCCTCCGCAGTGTGTCCTCCACCTGCGGACTTTGTAACATACTATTTGGAACCCCAGTTAGTAGATTCATAGTGGGATTTTTATCCATTGGATGGTCAGGCCAGTGAGTAAAAGCATGTAAGAACATACAACAAAACAGGCCGCACGCTGCAGAAAACGGTCCTTGTACAGTTTGTGTTGACTTTTCTAGGGTGACGCATCGGTCGTTAGTGGCCGCTAGCGCACTACGGCGCAACAGACTTTCGTACTCAAACTGATAGATTTGTTTTAGCCGCTGATCAGAGAATCCAAATGGATCGAATAAATAGCAAGTGTGCGATTTGGGATTCCATGCAAAGGCCAGCCAGTGTACGCCCCCAGTTTCGCGACCGGCAGTGTTAACAATAGCGCATGATAAGCGGTCGCGAGACACAAAACCGGGAAAACGTTTGTCAAAGGTACCCAAAAAATAGGGTCCACAGCCTAGATCTCGAACAATCGCCGTCAGCTCCTGTTCGCTTGAACCCATTACAGCGATCTGGGAAAGTGCCTTCTTTAGGTGGTGGCGTTACCCGCGGAGAAGGGTGTGCGCAGATAGACCGCTTCAATGACTCCGCGGTGTGGTTGATGAATGCGCACCACGTCGAAAACTTCAAACAAAACATAAAGAAGGGTGGGCTCTTCCATGGGGTCAACTTCAAATGTCATATCTAACGCATGGGCCGAATTTGCATACAGCATATTTTGCCCGAGGTCTGTCAACGCCCCCATTGACATAAAATTGCTAGAAAATGGAATGCGCCACATCACACGGTCACAGAGAAACTTTTTTTGTGTGACGCTCTGTACAGCTGTTTTTCCTATGAGAGGATAGGGGTAGTTTGCGGGATAAGCTTGTCCCTCGCGCATAGTAGGACCCAGGTATCCCACAAACCCTGAGTTGTTATGCTGGAATTCCACGGTTACTTTTTTATACTCCTTGTATTCAGTAGTGTCTACAACCTGCCTGCTCATGGGCTGAAAGTTTCTGAAGAAAGAATACATGCGGTCTTTGTAGCTCTCTGGAACGTAAAAACCCTGGTATCCAATATTATAATGACTGAGCATTTGTACCAGAAACCAATCTTTGGTCATATTACATTGGGCCACATTGTAGCCTTCCCCGTCTACAGAACGTTTTATTTCAAATTCATTTGGTGTTAACAGCCTGTCATTTCCAGGCCAGCTAACAGAGGAGTCAAACATGATTGACACCTTTTTAAAAGTGTGGTTCAGGTAAAAAGTCCCGTCCAGGTAGGGAATGGTTCCAGAGTAAACAAAGTAGGGGTCAAACCCTGAACCAAGAGAAGGTGTCTCTTTAGTTTTAAGGCGAGTAAAACTCCACCCTCTGAAGGCTGCCCAATTTCGCGAAGGTATTGAAATGGGCACGCTGGTGGCATTTGCTGGAATGGGATACAACATGTTCGCCGCGCACAAGTAATCGTTGAAAGACTGGTCATTGGTGTCATTTCGCAGCATGGCTTCCAATGTAGAAGCTGTATTGTGAGCCATGGGGAAGAAGTTTGCATACAGGGCAATGTTGTCAAAGCGAATGCTGGCTCCGTCCACTCTAAGATCATTGCCCAGGGTGCTCTGAAGTATCATGTTTACATCTTTTCTGAAGTTCCACTCATAAGTGTAGGACCCTGGTAACAGCAGCAAATTCTTAATAGCGAAAAATTTCTGAGGTACCTGAATGTGAAACGGAACAAATCTACCGTTGCCCAGTAACATGGACCTATAGCGCAACCCTGCGTTTCGGTGGTGGTTAAAAGGGTTTATGTTATCCATTACGTCAGGAGACCAGCGCGCGCCAATGTTAACGTAGGTGTCTACCAGACCGGGAACAGTCACGCGCCCGTTCATGTACTCGTAGGTGTTTTTGTTTTCTGGAAGTTTTATGTTCCCGGGGGTGTATTTTAAGTCGTCAGGCAGGTACAGCCCCACATTTGAATACAGAAAACTTCTCCACAAATTTGCCTGTAAGTTAATTTCCATGGCAAATATATTACCTTTGGCTATGTCATTGGTATCTGCTACACTGTCATCTTTTACCCAACCATTTCCGTCATTTTGTTTCACACCTTTGTATGAATTCACAACGCCTACAGCCCCTAACGGAAAACAGTAATTGGGCAGTTCGTCTTCCACACCATGATTTTCAATAATTCGCACGTCTGGATCGTAGCTGTCGACGGCAGAATTCCACATGGAAAAATAACGGCTTCTATCGCCTAAAGCATCCAACATAAGTTGGTAGGACAGCTCTGTGTTCCTATCTTGCAGATCAACCACTGCATTGAGCTGAGAAGCCTGTCCTGCAAGTACTCCCATGTTTCCAGTGCTGTTATAATACATAAGCCCAATAAAATTGTCTCTGAAGGCAATGTAATTTGGTCTGTTAGGTGCTGCTTGTTGTCCTAGGAGGAGTTCTGAACTGATAGTGTCCGCAGTTACAGCTGGTTTGTAAACAATGTGTGTGTCAGGAGCTTCTAAGTTTACGTCCTCGCTATACATTACAACAGTTGGATCATTTTGATTGTCATTCGCACTGGATGCAAAAAATCGCATTTCCACACCGTCGTTATTTTTTGATTGACCTCCTTTTTCATTTGTTGCTCGTGCATAAGACCCATAGCACGGATACATGGGCGTAGTGCTTTTTAACACCCTTCCTGCTGCTTTTGCATTGTTAGATACTGAAGCGTTCCATTGACTTTCGCCTACTTGAGGTTCTGGCTGGTATGTTTTGTCGGCATATACTGCTTGCTGGGGATTGGCAGTGTTTGTCCCAACTTGAATGCCGTCTTTACTGATAGAGTCTCCTATGTAAGGCGCTTGAGCAAAAGTGTGAGTTTTGTTGCCATTGTTTGTAGTTAGCCATTGGCTGGCATTGGGCGCGCCCTTTGGAGCTAAAGAGTTATAGGCGGTACCCGAATAAGGCTTAAAACTGGGACCGCGATCCAGCACCCCTCTAATATCAAAGTAAGAGCTAGCCATGTCAAGCACGCGATTGTCCCCCACAGCCAGCGTAAAGCGAGCCTTGTAAGAATAAGCAGTATCTTCCCGATCCACGGGCACAAAACGCAGCGTCAACCGCTGCGAGCGGTCGGTGGTGACATCATGGGTGGGAGCCACAGTGGGATTCCTAAACTTGTTTCCCAGGGTGAAGTAGGTGTCCGTGGCGCGGGCGAATTGCACCAGACCGGGACTCAGGTACTCCGAGGCGTCCTGACCGGCGATGTGCATGTAAGACCACTGCGGCATCATCGAGGGAGTGGCCATCTTGAAAGCGCTGGTAATAACTGCAATTCGAGCGTTGGTCCTCTGGCGCTAACATAGAGGCGTATACAGACGGGAGTTAACACTATGTTTTGTTTAATGTTAATAGCAGCGTCTGCGTTTTAAAGACTTTACTCCCAGTCCCACAATGCTGTTTAGGGTGCTTTGCCAATTAGTGGATCGCGGGTTTCGTGAGCTTGCTACGGCAACAGGCCGCACTTCTGGACGCGATACAGTTGAAACAATCGGAGCAGTAACCACAGGTTCCGCAACAGTAGGTTCTGGCAAGGGAGGAATCTCGAGAGTCATAGGCGCATTTTCATTTTTCCCATACACCCTGGTAGCCATGGGTAAAATAGGCTTGGTCATGGGATAAGTAGTAGGTGCCAAAGCTGCTCCTTGTTTAACTGCTTCCTCATAAGAAGGGGGCTCTGTGGTGTGCGTGACTAGAGTTTCCTCTGCATCTGGCCGCGGCCGCTTTTCTCCTTTGGACGGAACTGATCCGGGCACCGTTTCCAGAGGCGGTAACTTTTCCTCTACCATTACTTCGTCGGGTCGCGGCTCTAAACGGTTGGCAATCTGTTTCTGCACAGCTTGATTAGCTATGTCTACAACTCCATTGATTCCAGAAGCCAGACCGTCTACCACTTTTTGTTGGAAGTTCTGGTCTTTTAACTTGTCCCTTAGCATCTGGCCGGTTTGGCTGTTCCACGCCTTGGAGCCATATGTCTTAATTGTGGAACCAAAATTTTTAAGACCGCTCCAGATACTGTTCCAATTGAAGGCGCCCCCGTTCAGCTGGCTGGTGCCGATCTCGTTCCAGGTGCCCATATACGGCCGCGTGCCGTGTCGCGGGGCCAGCGACGAAAAATTGATGTCTTCCATTTAGTCTGCATAAAACAGTCACAGTACCAGTAATAAGTTGGAAGTTATTCCTTTTTTTATTTCTTTTGATTTTAATTTAATTTTTTCGAGAAGCCTGCAAGGCAACTGAAGCAATTCCGGGTACGGCTCCGATGGCCGCGGCAATAAGTGGAATTAGCAGGGGAAGTACCCCGCCCTTCATGCGCCTGCGCGCGCTACGTCGCCGAAATCGACCGTTCCCGGTCAGCCCTCTCCTCCGATGAGATCTTCCTCTGTATCCTGGAATGGGTATGCGCATTCGGCAAGTAAGAGCCATCTGTAAAACGGCAGCGCAGCTTATTAGAGTATGCTAGGGTGGTAACGCACAGATGGAAGCGTCAGTGTGCGCCCTTTTCGTACAACGCGGCGTACTGATGCTGGAGCTAAATTGGCTCTGCGTCGACGTCTGCGTCGCGACGGAGTTCTTCTGCGGCTATAAACTAGGGCTCTGCGCTGAAAAGTTGACCCGCGATACCCCGGCGTGGGCACAATGGAAGGATGTAGCACGTATTCTGGCAAAAGCGCGTTTGTTTGTTTGTAGTGGCGTTTTTTTCTTGTAAAAGTTGGCGGGTACCAAGGCTCGGTTTGCATGCCGCTGTCCACTGCTGTTTTTATTGGCGAAGTCTGGGTTTCCATAGTTTTACTTTGCGCAGCTTGTACGGGAATTTGGATGTCCACTGTTTGGACTCCTAATCCTGGGGCAACTTTTTTTATGGGACGTATTTTTACGTCCGGCTGAATGTTGGGATCCACCTTCATGTACTCTAGTACGTCTTCTAACTTTTGTCGCTTAGGCACCATAAGTTGCATTGTGGGCTGTAAGTCATTCATAGCTTCCCTTTTTATGCCTCGCTTTTCTTCTGAGGTCGCGAGCACAGGTAATACTTGTTGTAAACTGACAGCCTTTAAACTGGGTGTGGGATTTCCCTCGTCCAAAGGAATAGCAATTTTGTCGTCGTAACGGCTTCTTTTTCCATAGGCGAATTCACCAGCCTGTTGGGCAGCCTGTTCCAAAATGTCATCATCGGCATACACTTCATCGTATTCGCGCTTGAGGGGTCGCATAGCCGTTCGCTCCCCAGGAGAAAAAACTACTGTGGTGCCGGGTCGCAAAACTCGCTTTACTGACCGCCCTTTCCACTGTATTCTACGTCTGGGCGCAAAGGAGCGCACGAAGTCGACTTCGTCCGCTAGCGCTGCGGCCATTTCTTCCTCTTTTTTTTGGTCCAGTTTTTTAACATGCTTGATTTCGCGCTTGGTAATGTAATCCGCTGGGCCGTATATTTCAGGCGCGACGGCCTGCAGCAGCTCTTCTTTGAACTTGCGTTTGGTCATGCTGGGCATACATAACAGGTTATCAATCAACTCTTTGTCTTCTAAGGGTGAGGTGGACGCGTACGAACCGGGACTCGAGTCCCAGTTACCGCGTCGCGCACCCAGTACACATTTCCTCGTCTGGGAGCGGCTAGGTTGGCAATAGCTGTTGCGGCCGCAGCTGCGGCCTGTCTCCGCGCTCTACCGGCAGGCGTTACAGCTTGCCTGGCTGCTCGCAGCATAGCTCGTCGTCCGACGCGTCTAGCGCGTCGCACTAACGCTCTAGCCGCACGCACAGCAGCAGTAGGTCGACGCCGACGCGGCCTTCTGCGACGTCTGGCATAAGCTCGTGCGTTTGCCACTACCTCATCAATGACCGCATCAACGGTAGACCCTGCTGTATTGGCTGGTGGACGGTATTTCCGAGCATCGGCTACGACCGAGTCGATAACATCGTCCACAGTGGTGCGACCAGTGCGTCCGCGGGTATGTGCTCCCCATGGCGCTCGATAGTGTCCGCGGACGCGAACTGGATGTTGGCTGGACCTGGTTTTAGCTCCTCCGTACATGCGGCCAGCTCCCAATCCCCAGCCCGTGTTGTTACTTGGCGAAACCAAGATGGACATGTTTGTACACTTTTTAGAAAGTGCGACTAGAAAGTACTCGTGGAGAAACTATGCCCAGTGCTTTGTAAACGTAAGGACAGGTCCGGCGGCGGGCGTCAGTGATGGTGACTCGCTGAACTCCACTGATACTGCTACGCAGCGGCAGGGTCCCGTGATCTGTGAGAGCGGGAACGTTTTCACTGACGGTAGTGATGGTAGCAGCTGGTGGACGCACTAGTATCTGGTTCTCGGGAAAGCGATTAAACACGTGTGTAAGCGCGGTTGACTGGCGGATAAGCTGTGAGTAGACGGCTTGTTCGTTGTAGAAGCTTTTGGCGTGAACCGGCATTAGTTCGGCCGCAACTACCGGATAGTTGCTGACTTGACGCGAGGAGCGAAAAGTCACCGGATCTTGCATCATATCGGGAAGCGACCAATAGACCTGCTCGGAACCGCCTGTCACGTCTGGGGTTGTTAGAAGAGTCCAAGAACGAACACCTTTTTCTGGATCTCCATAGTTGTATGCCAAATACCAGCTACGGTACTTAGTATTTTTTTTGTCGGGAAGCAAGTTGTAACTTCGGCCTTTGGAATCAGCCTCGACTGCTTCGATTTTTGCGGCCTTGTTTAAGGCAATAAAGTTGTCACCTCTTACGGTGTTGTCTGGCTGCAAGCTGTCTTCGTATTTTTTAACATCTAAAAGCGCTGGAATATTTCCCCCTTCTAAGTCTTCATACATGATAACAAAACCCTCCTGAAAAGGCTGTCTTTTTCTGATTCCCAGCATGTTGCTTAATCTGCTCTCCGTGAAGTCCACTCCGCATCCTGGTAGCAATACTATATCTGGATGAAAAGCCTCGTTAGTATACACTCCCGGAGTCACTAATTTAGTTTCGGGGTCCCAACCCAGGCGAAAGTTTCTGGTGTCAAACTTAACTCCAATGTCGCTTTCTAGTACACCGTTCTGACGGCCAACTCGCAAGTAATGCTCGATGATTGCGTTGTTCATTAAGTCGATAGTCATGGTTTCCGAATAGTTACCTTCGGGTAACACAAATTCTGCCCACTCGTATTTCAAAATGTCTTTGGACTGGTCTTCACTATCTTTTTTTCTAGACACCATTACCCTGGCCTTAAATTTAGTTGTAAACATAAAATCATTTACGTTGGGCATGTTGGTATGCAAAATAGTTTTCAAATCACCGCCCCATCGGGACCTTTCGTCAAAATTAATAGTTTGTGTACCGGCTTCTATAGGGGAATAGTCGTTGTTTTGGACTACAGTGGTTAGAAAGTTGCTGTGGTCATTTTGGTAGTTTAAAGAAGCGATATCAGAAGACTTGTTGTCCACTAAGTACACTCGAGTGGTATCGTATAACGGTGACAATTCTGAATAACGAATGCTATTTCTTCCCTCCGTAGGAGCCAAATAGCGGGGAGGCACGTAGGGAGCTTCCAGTGCGGAAGTTTGAGCTGCTGCCATCACGGTTTCGTAAGAGGGTGGTGGTGCCTCGGGAAAAGCCACTGTCTGCAGTTCCACCGCGCGCCTCATTTTGCAGCTAACGGAAAAAACAAATAAGACGAACGCTGGTCGCCATGGCTTTGGTAAGAGTGCTTTTATTTTGTTCAATACAACCGCCCTAGTTGACCTTGCGGACGCAAATGAGCAAATGGGTTCCCTGTCCCTCCTAGGTCTAGCACACTACTGTCATCTGCTGAGTCATCGCTTCCTTCGTCAAGCGCATGCGCTCCTTTTTTACGCCGTTGCCAGCGTTGTCTCGGAGGGGGCACCGGTTTGGGTTGTCTCTCTTCCCATTCATGCCGCTCTTGCGCATACGTTTTCCAACGAGACATTTTGTCTACTAAGCTCTCTATGCCATTATTTGGAAAATTTTTGTCGCGTGCTGGACGTAACAGGGGATCATTTAAATACTCGCTTTCCCCTGATAGTTTCGGTCTTGTTGTACGACCGCTGTTAATACTGCTTAGGCTGGGAAACGGCGAACTTGCCCGAGAGCTTAGTAACGGACCTTCATCTGCTCCCTCCTTTTTACCATGGTGACCAATGGCTGCCGGGCTGAACAGACTGTCTGTAACATCATCCCACAAAAAGCCATCGTTTCCCTCCGGTAAATCAAATTCTCCAGTATAAAAACCAGGAGGTGGTAACCAATGCGGATTTAAAATCGCGTTGGTAAAGTATTCTCCGTTCATGGCCGCGGCTCGGTGAAGGTAATCCATTAAACGATTAATAAATGCTCTATTGGAAGAGTAGAATGACGGCTCCATGTTGCGCGCAGTCATATCTAAAGCGGCACTGGGCGTTGCGCCTTCACGCATTAAATACAAGCTCACTGATTGCTGAATGTAGCGCAGTATGCGCTCTTCTTCTGCATTCAAACTGTATTGCGGAGGCACTTGCTGACGGCGGTTTGTTAGTAAAAAGTTAAGCGTGGCTTCCAAACTGCCTGTATCCTCCTGTCCCAGAGCGCGACTCACGCTGGTTATTTCTTGATACGTTTGCTCATCTACCTGCGCTTGACCAATGGCTTCGCGATACAAAGTAATTAAGTGACCTAGGTACGAATCCCTACTTAAACTATCGCTGTTGGTAAAAGGGGCAATTAACAACAATAATAATCGAGAATTTGGCGTTAACAGACTGGAGACAGTTGAGCGATCACCCACAGGAGCGCGTACCCCCCACAGGCCTTGCAAATTCTTAAAAGCTTGGCTTAAATTTACGGTTTGCAACCCCTGCCTGGAAGTTTGAAAGAAATAATCAGGACCAGACTGATACACTTCGCTTTGTGGAACTTCAGTAACCATCAGGCGCAAAGCGCTTATAAAGTTTGTGTAATCTTCTTGACCGCGCGGAACATTAGCCGGCTGAGAGCTTAAAAAGGCATTTAGCGCAACCAGGGAGCCAAGATTGCCGTCGCGATGAAATCGCTCTCGTTGCGCAAGTGCTTCCTTTACATCCATACCCATCCGGTCCAAGTTAGCCTGTACGTTGGTACTGTTGTAGCGCGCCACGCGCTCCAGAAGAGCATTGTATATGAGACCAGCCTCATCTTTACGGATAGCTTTGCTGTCCAACAGAGCGTTCACTATGGTTAGCACTTTCTCATGGGTAGGATTAGTTCGAGACGGCACTACTGCTTCCAAAATGGCAGAAAATCGATTAGCTTGCGGCTGCTGGCGAAAAGCCTCAGGACTGCGCGCCGTTAAAGCCATAATACGATCCATGGCCGCTGTCCAGTCATCTGAAGCCGTAACTCCAGAAGGCTGACTTTGCATGGCCGCCGAGACCGCGGGATCCAGGTTACGGGCCCCGTCCGTGATGATAGCCGGTCGCTGCATCTAACAAAAGGTACGGCCCGGTCAGTCCTCGTACTGGTCTTCGTCATCATCATCATCATCATTATCCTGGCCAGCCGCCTCCAGGGCGCGGGCGCTTGGCTGCCACTTTAGATCTGCGCCCATATCGAAAAAGGACTCGTCCTCTGTTCCGGCTCCCGTTAGCGCTCTTTGCAGGCTATGCATAAGTTCCTTGTCACTAAGTTCTCTTCGACGACTTGCGCTCACCGCTTTGTGGATGCGATCATTGCGGTATACTCCCAAATCGTCGCTCAATGTTAGTACCTTTAACGCCATGCGCATGTAAAAACTGTCTATCTTTACTTCCTTGTCAATGGGAACATATGGACTTTTGTATATCTTGCGAGCATAGAACTTTCCCAAACTTAACATGGAATAATTGACCGCAGCCACTTTGTCTGCTAAACTGAGACTGCGTTCCTGAACCACAATACTTTGCAAGATATTGATTAAATCAAGTAGCCACCGACCCTGTGGCTCAGCAATGTTAAGCATTGCGTCTCTAAATGTTTCATTATCTCTACTATGTTGTACTATCAAGAAAAGCTGAGCAGTCAAAGGTTTGCTTGCTGGATTATGTACATACGCTTCCACAAAGTCCCAAAGATGCATTAAACCAATAGCCACTTCTTCACGCGCAATTAGCGTGCGCACGTGATTATTAAAGCTTTTTTGAAAATTACGTTCCTCTGTAACGGTTTGTTCATAGGCTGACACTAAGTTGGCCGCGGAAACATGAGCTCGCGCGGGACTAATCCCAGAACGTTCATCAGGCTCAAAATCTTCTTCTCGTAGCAGTCGCTCGCGATTAAGTCCGCAACGCAGCTCGCGGCCGGCCCTAAATCTACAGTCTCTCATTTCCTCAGCCTCCTGCCCGCTGTTATCTCGAAACATATTTTGCCGAGGCACAAACGCCGCACGACTATCGCGAGTAAGCTGCACCCTTGGGTGTCGCTCAGGAGAGTGAGCGCCCAGACGGGCTAAGCCTTCTCCTTCTTCCAACTCCAACGTGGGAGGCTCTTCAGGTTCGCCAGAGCCCCCAAGCGCTATTGGTCCTGAGGGCGTGGGTGCCCTGGATTGAGGTCGCATCTGTCGCAGGACGGGATGCATCTAAAAAAAAGCAAAAGACTCCTCTCCGTGTCTGGGGGTCTTTGGCTGGGTTCTACGCGCAGACGCCCTATATACGCTCACAGCGGATCCTGCCGGTTTCGAACCGGGGTTCCTCGCTGTGGTACCCTTGTGACTTTTCCGCCAGGCCACAGAGGGGAGTCGCTTACCGACTTTCATTTTCTTTACATCTAGAGCATTCAAGACTGCGCACGCCTCACCGGTCAAAGCGTCCCAACCATTGAACGCTTTTTACCCCTGCGCAACATTTGGAACCAAGTTCGCCAGTTTGCCCGGGCAACAACCACTGCCGCCGGCATCACGTGGATGTCCAGATACATATATGAATACCACCGCCTCATGTTAGAAGACCTTGCTCCCGGTGCGGCGGCTACACTTCGGTGGCCGTTATATCAAGAACCTCCTCCTCATTTTCTAGTGGGCTATCAGTATTTGGTGCGCGCTTGCAACGATTATGTTTTTGACTCTCGAGCTTACTCGCGCTTACGATACACAGAAACCATACAGCCAGGTGTCCACACTGTTAATTGGTCAGTAATGACCAACTGCAGTTACACCATTAATACAGGAGCTTACCACCGCTTTGTAGATATGGATGACTTTGAAAATACTCTTACCCAAATACAGCAGGCAGTACTTGCTGAACGGGTAGTTGCAGATTTAGCTTTATTGCAACCATTACAAGGCTATGGTGCAACGCACATGGCTGATCGCCAAGACCGCGAAATACCAGTGGAAAGGCTCATGCACGACTACTACAAAGATCTTGGACGTTGTCAAAGTAGTGTGTGGGGAATGGCAGACCGCCTGCGAGTTCAACAAGCCGGACCAAAAGACGTGGTGCTTCTTAAAACCATCCGCAGACTTAAAACAGCCTATTTTAATTACATGATTAGCAACATAGTTCAACATCCCGGTGATTCACAGCAAACAAAACTTAGCCTACCTTGTGACTGTGACTGGATTGACGCCTTCCTTGAAAGGTTTTCCGACCCAGTAGATATGCAGTCGCTTAGGTCCTGGCGCGGAGTTTCTACGCAACAAATCATAAAATGCATAGTAAGTGCTGTGTCGCTACCAAACGCACCTCGCAACGCATTTCCTACCCTACAACTAAGGGGTGGACTTTTCGAGCTTCGCCCGCGTGAAAATGGTCGAGCAGTGACGGAAACTATGCGCCGCCGCCGGGGCGAAATGATTGAAAGGTTTGTAGACAGGCTGCCCGTTCGCCGGCGACGAAGAAGGCTACCCTCTCCGCCCGCGGTTCAAGAAGAAACAATGGAAGTAGAAGAGGAACAGGAAGAAGAAGCCCCGGAGGCTTTCGCGCTTGAAGTGCGCCACACGGTGGCTGAAATTATTCGTCTTTTAGAAGAAGAATTAACTGTTGCAGCTCGAAACTCCCAGTTTTTTACTTTTGCAGTTGACTTCTACGAAGCCATGGAACGTTTGGAAGCTCTGGGAGACATCAACGAGCTCACGCTTCGTCGGTGGATTCTTTATTTTTTTGTTTCAGAACACATAGCTACTACCTTAAACTACCTGTTTCAGCGTTTACGCAACTACGGTGTGTTCGCGCGCTTCGTTGAACTTAACTTGGCGCAAGTGGTTATGCGTGCCAGAGACAGCGACGGAGGAGTTGTGTACAGCCGCGTCTGGAACGAAACTGGACTTAACGCATTTTCACAGCTTATGGGACGCATATCTAATGACCTTGCAGCTACCATTGAACGAGCGGGTCATGGAGATCTCCAGGAGGAAGAAATTGATCAACTAATGGCAGAAATTGCCTACCAAGATAACTCAGGGGATATTCAGGAAATTTTGAGGCAGGCTGCAGTAAATGACACTGAAATTGATTCTGTTGAACTTTCTTTCAGGTTCAAAACAACGGGACCAGTGGTGTTTACACAACGTCGGCAAATTCAGAACATCAATCGTCGTGTCGTCGCCCATGCCAGTCAACTACGGGCTCAGCACCTTCCACTACCAGAACGTCACGCCGACATACGACTGCCTCAAGCTCCCGCAGAAGCGGAACTCCCAGTTCCTGCACGCCGTCGCTTTTAAGCAGGCGTGTTGCTCACCGCGGAACAGTAATTGCACCTCGGGCTTACGGCACACTGCACGCAATAGATTCTACCGATGGCACTCCGCTTGAAATTAAGTATCACCTTCACCTACGGCCTGCTCTTACCCGCCTTTGTGAAGTTAACTTGCAAGCTTTCCCCGCAGACGCGCTTTCCTTTATGAGTGATACCATGGACAGTTCCAGACTGCAAGCTTTGATTTCCTGCTTCAGCCCCGCTCGAGCCGAAATATGGACGTGCAGCGGTCGAGGCGCGGTTACCCTTTCCGTTGTCACTTTCAAGGATCCAAACGGTGACAACGATGCAACAGAACAGGAAGACAACGAACGGCAACTGCCAAGAAGTGGCATCCATTTTCCCATGCGCTTTTTGGTGCGCGGTCGTCAGGTGCACCTCATTCAACACATACAGCCCATGCAACGATGCGAATACTGCGCACGCTTTTACAAACATCGACATGAATGCTCTGCTCGCCGGCGAGATTTCTACTTCCACCACATTAACGCCCACTCTTCCAACTGGTGGCAGGAGATCCAGTTTTTCCCGGTCGGTTCGCATCCTCGCACTGAACGTCTTTTTATTACCTATGACATAGAAACCTACACCTGGATGGGCTCGTTTGGAAAGCAACTTGTACCATTTATGCTGGTAATGAAACTGTCTGGGGACAGTAGCCTTGTAGCGCACGCATTACAACTTGCCTTAGAACTTGGATGGGACCAATGGGAGAAAGACTCCTCTACTTTCTATTGTATTACCCCAGAAAAAATGAAGGTCGGTCAGCAATTCCGTACCTACAGAAATCGCTTGCAAACGTCTTTAGCCGCTAACCTCTGGAATACTTTTTTACAAAACAATCCGCAGTTGCATCAGTGGGCGCAACAGCAAAATGGTCTGGTTAGTCCTGACGATCTGACCTTTGAACAGCTTAAAAAAGCTCCTGTCATCAAGGGGCAGCCAAGATTTCTAGAGTTATACATAGTGGGGCACAATATTAATGGATTTGATGAAATAGTTCTTGCCGCGCAGGTCATAAACAATCGGTCAGATGTACCAGCGCCATTTAAAATCTCTAGAAATTTTATTCCAAGAGCTGGTAAAATTTTATTTAATGACATAACTTTTGCTCTCCCTAATCCTTACTACAAAAAGCGCACTGACTTCCTGCTGTGGGAGCAAGGAGGATGTGACGACCAGGACTTTAAATACCAGTATTTAAAAGTAATGGTCAGGGACACCTTTGCTTTAACTCATACATCTTTAAGAAAGGCCGCTGAAGCTTATGCCCTGCCTGTAGAAAAAGGTTGTTGTCCCTACAAGGCCATAAATCAATTTTACATGCTTGGTTCTTACCGCGCTGATGCAGATGGTTTCCCTGTAGAGGAGTATTGGAATGATAAACAGGAATACCTCCTAAACCAAGAACTATGGAAAAAAAAAGGAGAAAAAAATTACAATCTTATTCTGGAAACTTTAAACTATTGCGCCCTGGATGTCATCGTTACGACCTTATTGGTAGAAAAACTGCGCAGTTCCTACGCCCAGTTTGTTAATCAGTCGGTGGGTCTTCAGCAGGCACACTTCAATGTGTTTCAACGTCCCACCATCTCCTCTAACTCTCATGCGCTTTTTCGACAAATTTTGTATCGCGCAGAGAAACCAAAACGCACACATTTAGGCCCTAACCTTTTGGCGCCTTCGCACGAACTATACGACTATGTTCGCGCAAGCATTCGCGGCGGCAGGTGCTATCCTACCTATATAGGTGTTATACAGGAACCCATATATGTATATGATATTTGTGGCATGTATGCATCAGCCCTTACACACCCTATGCCTTGGGGTCCTCCTCTTAACCCTTACGAACGAGCATTAGCCGTACGGCAGTGGCAGGTGGCACTTGAAAATCTTACTTCCAAAATTGATTATTTTGATAAAATTTTATGTCCTGGCATTTTTACTGTGGATGCTGATCCTCCAGACGAAAACCAGCTGGATGTTCTTCCTCCTTTTTGCTCTCGAAAAGGCGGTCGTTTAGCCTGGACTAATGAGAGCTTGCGCGGCGAAGTGGTCACCAGTGTAGACTTAGTTACACTGCATAATCGCGGATGGCGTCTGCGATTATTACCAGACGAACGTACCACCGTTTTTCCCACTTGGAAATGCATTGCTCGTGAATATGTACAACTCAATATCGCCGCAAAAGAACGGGCAGACAGGGACAAAAACCAAACGCTAAGATCTATAGCCAAGTTACTTTCAAACGCCCTGTACGGATCCTTTGCTACAAAATTAGATAACAAAAAAATTGTTTTTTCTGATCAAATGGAAGAGGGGCTCATAAAAGAAATTGCAGCGGGCCGTTTGCACATCAAATCCTCATCGTTTATAGAAACTGATACTTTGAGTACAGATGTGTTACCTGCCTTTCAGCGCGCGTACTCACCGCAACAGCTGGCGCTCGTAAACAGCGAAGCCGAAGACAGCGATGAAGATCAGTGTCCCACCCCTTTTTATAGCCCCCCACCAGGGAACTCTGATCACGTGACTTACACCTACAAACCAATCACATTCATAGATGCTGAAGAAGAGGATATGTGCTTACACACCTTGGAAAGTTCCAACCCTTTAATTAGTAACGATCGGTACCCTTCCCATGTGGCCTCGTTTGTACTGGCTTGGACTAGGGCCTTTGTGTCAGAGTGGTCAGAGTTTCTGTACGAGGAGGACCGTGGAATAGCCCTAAAGGACAGACCCATTAAATCTGTATACGGAGACACAGACAGTCTTTTTGTCACAGAGAAAGGACGCCGCCTTATGGAGTCGCAAGGTAAGAAACGCATCAAAAAGTATGGAGGGAAACTTGTTTTTGATCCATCTTATCCTGAGCTGACCTGGTCGGTGGAATGCGAAACTGTTTGTGCTAACTGCGGTGCAGATGCTTACGCTCCAGAGTCTGTTTTTTTGGCTCCGAAACTGTACGCCCTTAAATGCCTTCAGTGTCCTGATTGTGGCAGCACTTCAAAGGGGAAAATACGGGCTAAAGGTCACGCCGCGGATGCCTTATCTTATGATCTCATGTTAAAATGCTACCTTGCCGAAGCACAGGGAGAAGACACACACTTCAGCACCAGCCGCACCAGCTTAAAGCGCACGCTGGCCAGCGCCCAACCAGGGGCGCATCCGTTCACCGTGACCGAAACAACCCTGACGCGCACCTTACGTCCATGGAAGGACAAAACCCTGGTGCACTTGGATGCTCATCGCCTTGTTCCTTACAGCAACAGCCAGCCCAATCCCCGCAACGAGGAAGTCTGTTGGATCGAGATGGAATAGAAAACGTAACTCAGCTATGGGACCGCTTGCAACTGTTAAAACAAACCCTGGACCACATGCCAATGGCTGACGGTCTGAAACCATTAAAAACTTTCAACTCTTTGCAAGAGTTGCTCTCCTTGGGCGGTGAACGCCTTCTCAGGGAACTTGTCAAGCAAAACATGCAAGTCAAGCAAATGATGAACGATGTGGCTCCGCTTCTCCGCGACGACGGCAGCTGCACCTCGTTAAACTATCACTTGCAGCCAGTTATTGGGGTGATTTATGGACCTACTGGATGTGGGAAATCTCAGTTGTTGCGTAACTTGCTTTCCGCCCAGCTGGTCACACCTGCTCCAGAAACTGTTTTTTTTATTGTTCCCCAAGTGGACATGATTCCGCCTTCGGAAATTAAATCTTGGGAAATGCAAATCTGTGAGGGAAACTATGCCCCGGGACCCCAGGGAACCATTATCCCACAGTCCGGAACGCTCTGCCCTAAATTTGTTAAGCTCTCGTACGATGATTTAACGTTAGACCACAACTATGATGTTTCTGATCCAAAAAACATTTTTGCTAAAGCCGCTGCTTGCGGGCCAATTGCTATAATAATGGATGAGTGTATGGAAAATCTGGGAAGCCACAAAGGCGTCTCCAAATTTTTCCATGCCTTTCCTTCAAAACTTCATGATAAATTCCCCAAATGCACTGGCTACACTGTTTTTGTGGTTCTCCACAACATGAATCCAAGGAGAGATCTGGCAGGAAACATTGCCAATCTCAAAATACAATCAAAACTACATATTATGTCCCCCCGTATGCACCCCACCCAGCTTAACCGCTTTATAAATACCTACACTAAAGGTCTTCCCTTAGCAATCAGCTTGTTGCTTAAAGATATATTTCACCACCATGCCCAGCGCTGTTGCTACGATTGGATTATTTACAACACCACCCCTGAGCAAGAAGCCCTACAGTGGTCCTACCTGCATCCCACAGATGGTCTTATGCCAATGTACCTTAACATACAAGCCCACCTTTACAAAATATTGGAATACATTCACCGTGTTCTTAATGATAGGGAACGATGGTCCAGAGCTTACCATGTCAGAAAAAACAAACATCAATAAACAGTCAAACAGCATACAATTTAAAGCTTTTTTATTGACTAACAGGTTGTGGTAGGGTGGGAGTGGTAGCATCAGCTAATTCTTCAACCTTATGCGACAGCTCCTCTAGCTGAGCAGTTAAGGTCTCAAGCTTTGCAAGCATAACAGTTAAAATGTCTCCTCGGACTGCAGTGCGCATTGCGGCATTCGATGTCAATTGGCTGTAGAGACTAAAATCAGCTGCCATATTGCGAGCCGTACAAGCCGCCGCAGAAGCTGCAGCGGCGGCGGCGGTATCCAACGGCGAAGGTCCCACAGTTGCATAGGTTAACGTTGACGAATTTGCAGGCGCTACAGGTCGTCCGTCTGGAGTAGATCCTACCACATTCTGACGCACTCCGGCCCAATACGGTAACCTTGACGTCAAATAAGGGCTAAAAACCCCTCCATCAAAAAGCACAGCGTTGTCCCCAGCAGTTCCGTTCATTGCGCTGCCAAAATAACAAAAACAACTTTACAATTCCTTTAAGCATTTTATAGTCCCACATAGCTCCGCCCACTTACCTTAGTTGTCTTCATCGCTAGACTCATAGTCGGTTCGCAGACAAGACAGGGTAAGATGGTCACTTCTTAGCTCCTCAGTTACATTCAGCATGACGGGGCGAAGTTCTAGATGACTACTGCCACATTCGCACTGCCGGCAGCGATGACGGGCAGCGTCGTCATACCTGATAATCTTGCATAATTCCACAGATAAATCAAACACCCCATTTAAACTCACTCTGGAAAACGCCTCGGGCTCCAACAAAACATTTGAATGACTAAAGTTACACTGGGAAGGTCTAAACACACCCCGCCGGAGACCCAAATGTATTGTGCAGCGCATAAACATGTTATGGTCACACACAGGCCAACAATATCTAGCATGACTCACAATATGAACAGTTTTCAAAGTGTGACAATTTCCATCAGCACAGGTGACAAACCGTCGCATTGTCTGATCAGACACCCCGCAAACCATATTGTGCTTTAAAATAGCCATTCCCTTCAGTAGAATAAAACAGGTATTTTCTGAAGCTGCATTATGTCTAATGTGTGCATCCCCTTCTACAATTAAAGCAAGCACGCATTTCTCAAACAAGCACTTTTTTACAGACATTTTACTTTTGGGCCTACCTACCAAGGCCTTCCAACACCCATAAAAAGTGCAACCCCTGGCAGAAACCTTATTCCAACACTCTACACACGTGTTATTAAAGTTAAGAAAGTACACACCATGCAACACAACACTTGTGTTAGCCTCAAACATAATGCCCTTAAATTTTTCTCCAGCAAACCTAACATTCATAAATGTAATGCCATCCAAACCTACCACCCCCGGACCCATGCCCTGCATACGACACCTAAAAGCAACTCTATCACTAGTGTCCACCTCAACTACTGCCCCATTGCCTATAATGTACGTACATGACGTAATAGTTACTGTCTTAGAGATTTTATAAGTACAGTCAGGGCGTAAAGCTACTTTAGCAAAAGCTTTAATAGCACACTCTAAATCCTCCCATGGTTCTAGCCAGTGGGTTTTTAGCTGCTCAAAACTGTACTTGTATTGTAGATGCATGTGTCCCTGCTTAAATTCATCCTGTAATTCCTGCCAATATACAGTTTCCAAGCGCGGGCGAGACATTAGGTTAACAGTCAGCCTATTAAGGACAGCTTCCTTTAAACTTTCTTTTCTTTCCCGCTTTTTAACAACTGCACAACTAGGCCCTTCGTCGGGGTCAGGTTCATGGCCTTCTTGCACCTGTGGTTCCATGTTTACTCCTCCGTCGTAGTGTTCTGCTGCTCCTCCTGCAACGGCGGCATGGTTAGAGGCCGCGCCAGCGAGTAAATGCAAACCCTCCTCTTCAGCCATGCCCTCCACAAATGCATTGCCATGTAATCCAGCATGTAATCCCAGCTCAGGTGGGACCTCTCGCTCCATTTATCCAACACGGTTGCCAAAAAGGCAATAGAAGCAACCGTTCGGCCAGAAGATGAAAAATCTAAAGATCTGACCACTCTTTCCTGAAAAACAGAGTGGTGGCAAAGATCTAATGAAGCCAAAAGCCCTGGACAGTCGGCCAATATGTTTTCAAATTCCTCTCTGTAATCTTCCTTCACCCTATGTACCACCTTGCTTAAAGTAGAACCAAACAGATATCTCCAAAAACCTGAAGTGTTTTTAGAGGTATACTGCAGAAGCTGACGAACGCTCTGAAAACTTTGCAACACAGCTTCTAGCTCCATTCTTCACTATCTCATGCTAGGCAGCGCCAACCCACCTTTATATGCCTACTAACCACGCCCAAATAAAACACGCAAACAGTTTATTATACGTGACTCACACAAAACTCCCATTTTATTGCCAGGTGTGCAAAGTTCATTAATTACATTTAGGGCGTTTCACTGACAAATCAACAGGCACTGTTTGTTCACATTCTTCCTCTTGGATCAAATCCAAAATACTTTCCACAGCACGTCGCCTCCCAGTCACCCGCTGAGGTACAGGTTTCACTACTCCTTCCGGAACTACATCTCCCAGTTCTGGGGGCGACGGTCTCTCATTGTCATCCGTAGTGCTGTCCGGTTCCGGTTCATTGTCAGAAACAGGACCTAAAAACAAAAAAGTCTTTACTGCTAAGAACAAATAAAAAAATACACCTCCCACCGTCCAAATAGCGCACTTACTGTAAATAAACATGCTGTAGGCTCGCAGATAACACAAAGAGCACATTAAGTCAGTGTTTCCAGTACTATTCCGGTGGTACTCGCAGGACTTACAATCATGTCCAGGCAACTCCGGATGGTCTAACTGAAACTCCTCACGTTCTCTATTAGCAGCAGCCGCCGCTGCAGCTGCAGAAACATGCGCCATTCCGTTTTCGTCTTGCTCACCTTCAGAGTCGCTACAGGGAAAAGCCGCCTCATAACACAACAAATCCATATCTTCAGAACACAACTGTGGCATACATTCACCACCAATAGGTTCACAAATAGGAGAAAGCACAGGGGGCTCCGGTAATATTACCCCTTCAGCAGCAGCTAAAATAAACGATTCCGGAAAAAAATCATTCACAGCCTGTTCATTAGAATCCTCACCGGCAGACTCCACATCAATATCATACAGTTCGTGAAGCGAGGGAACATAAAAATCATCATCGCTGGGTACCTCGTTAAAAAAGTTCTCCACCAAATGCTCCAATATGTCATCGGCTTCTTCATAGGACAACACCAAAGGAGTTATTTCAGTTCTCATAATGGCGCCGTATGTCAGCTCGCAGAGAAAACTCTTCTCGCTGGCACTCAAGAGTGGCCTCTTGACAAACGCAGCGGGATTAAATACCCAGCTGACAGAACAATAAACGTGTCCTTTGGACACCAACGTGGAGTTTCCCTATCGCTCACGTATCGAAACCACCACGTAGTGGCTCAAAGTTCACTTTGCCCTCGGTAAATATTACTCGCCTATAATAAAACTGACGTAAACAGTTTTCACTTCCGCAAATCACTTTTACCGCCAAAAACACAAAACTTACACAACAACGCCCAAAAAACATGTCATTTCCTATAAAAATGGCAACTAACGCGTCACATCCGGCGCGCCCGGCTCCCACACGCGTCACATCCGGCTTCGGCAAACTTGCAAACCACGCCTACGGCCAATTAACTATTCACTCCGCCCACTTCATTTTAATATTGGCTCAAATCCAGTGTAAGGTATATTATTGCTGTCTCTTATACACATCTCCGAGCCCACGAGACCCTAAGACATC